CGACTTGCGCTTCTGGAGAAGCTGCAATGCCTTAACAGGTCCAAGCGCCAGCATACCCGGGCATGATGATCCATAAACATCTTCGCCGTTAACTTCCCAGCGCGGAGCCATAATTGGAAACTCATCGAATCCTGACTCACGCAACAACTTGTCGTTATCGCCACCAACCTCGTAATAAACCGATTTGAATGGCTTGTTCTTGCTATCCAGCTTCGATGTATCGCGGTCAATGTTCGGGTAAACCGAATGCATCACTTCAATCCACTTCTCGTAGGTACCGCTTTCCCACATGCTTTTTACGGATTCGCTGACGTTATTTAGCCCGAACTCCTGAACAAGCTGACGAACAGTCATAGAGAACTTGCGAAAACAGGTGTCCACACTGCCACGAGGTGAGTTAGCCAGGTAGTAACTGCCTATCGGGAATGGCATTGTGCGAATGATGTCCTCGTCATCCTCCAGTACCGCCATTGCACCGGTGCTGTATGTGCCGAGGCTTCCGTATAACTGCGGCAGCGACTGATAGAGATTCGACTTATTGAACATATCGTTCATGCGGTTCTGCACCGCCTCAAGCCACAACTTAACAGGGCCATAATCCATCATTTCAGGATCTGGCGTAGCCAGGCGAAACCACGGACGCGCGGGGCTTGTGATGCCTGACATCATGCCGCTGGCGAGAGTGCGCGCCGCCATAGTCCCGGTCGAATCAATAATGCGTGTATTGCGTCGGTCGTTACGGTTGACCTCAGAAGTCAGAAAGCGGGAACCACGCGGGTTGATGTAATCACTCAACTCGCGCCAGTGCGGCTCGAACGATTGACGCTCGCTTTCAAGTTGTGCGAACTGTTTGTTCAATCGCTCTTTAGTTGTTTCCGCCATTTCAATGACTCCGGTTACTGACCAAGCAGCGTTTTACCGCTGGTATTAGCGGTTGATGTGTCGCCCTGAGAACCGGTAAGCAGCGTAGAACTACGACCAGCAGCAGCGCGACGGCGACGTGTTTCTTCGTCGCGGGCATCAACAACGGCGGCATCCTGCTCCTGTGGTGCTGCCTGAACTTCTGGTGTTGCAGGCACTGATGGTGAGCTACCCATGCACATATCAATGACTCCGTACGCAATTAAATTATTACCAATTTAACCACATATGATTTATTTATCGTAGATAGTTGACATTTAACGCACAAATTATTACCTTTCAGGTAACCAAAGAGTTCATTCCGGTTACTAACCTGACTGGCTTGTCGTTAAATTGAACAGGTGGAGTGAGCTTTTATTTTGAGCAGTACGGCGTATGGAACATGCGCCGATAGCGGTCTGGATACGTTTAAGGGGCACCCTCCCTTGCTCGGGCAAACGAACCAGGTAGCCGGAATGTGCAAGTCGAGCGGTTTTATTCCGCGCACGGGGATTCACCATCCCGGCGATTCGGTGTGACGCCTCGGAAGAGACGAGGGTACAACGATGAGAGCATTTATGGAGCCGCGACAAAGTGTGGCGCCTTAACAGGCTAAGTGCTCTCAGCGTTGTGGCATTAGCTCAGCTGGACAGAGCAACCGCCTTCTAAGCGGTTGGTCGCAGGTTCGAATCCTGCATGCCACGCCAGAATCACGCCTAAGGACCGTGATGCCAGAAGTTCCAGGTGCTTGGCGGTGATGGTTTCCCTTGAAGGACTATCACCGCCCTTTTTACAGCAGGACGCCATTGCGATGACTTCATGCTGTAAACCCGTACAGCAACGGAAGGCATAACTCATTGCTTCCAGTTCGCCCGGTTCGCCGGGCATTTTTTTAAGGTGAGATTATGAGCGAAACATCAACAGTATCTTTCTCCACTGCTTTGTCATCACTCAAAGATGGTAAGCGCATTGCACGTGCCGGATGGAATGGCAAAGGCATGTATCTGCAACTGGTTAAGCCACCGCAATCGGCCACTCCGAACGATTGGCGATTTGACGTTACATGCGGTGACGAGTATACATTTGTACCTGGCGTTAAACTTCTACCGTGGATTGGGATGAAAACTGCTGACGGTTGCTTTGTACCGTGGCTGGCATCTCAAACCGATCTGCTATCTGATGATTGGATTGTAATTCAATAACACCGTGACATGTCACAAACAGCCAGCCTATGAGCTGGCTTTGTTTTATCCTCACCAGAGGATATCAACGACATTATCCCCACCAGCGGATTAAGCATAGGGATCGTAATCTGTGATGGCATTGCCTTGCTGGTTCTGCTGACCGGGAATTCGCAGACGCTTCGACACAGGGAACGCAAACGTCAGCAGTAGCGCATCGCCTTTACCAGGAGAACGCCCAAGTCGTTCTTTGATATCTTCCTTCGGTTCGATAACGATTTTACCGTCCACTCGAACTTTGTACTCTGCCGCCGACAGATCGTCCGCTGTTTCCTGGTCATCAAGCATGCCGCCCAGCCTCAGCCATGTCTTGCATGAGTTGAACATCTCTCCACGCTTGTTGAGCATCTGTGGGTCAGTAGACGCGCCACCGAACGGAACAAGTTGCCATGTACGCCCCCAGCCGTCACCGATTGACTTCAGACCAGTTCCGTAACCGAAGTCGATGAACACTGCGTCAGCCTGGTACTGGTCTTCAAAGTCAGCGATACGCTTCGCCATAATCAGATCGTCAGTGGTCTTGTTGCCAGTCCACAGCACCTTACTGTGCAGCCCCTGCCGCAGGTATATCACAGCGTCATCAACACCAGAGTATGCCGGGTCAACGCCGATTATCACCGGAGCATGTGCCACCTGCGCAGCGGTTATCACCCGTTTCATTGCCTCGTCAGTAAGTCCGGTAGGGATAAACTGCAATTCAGATGCATCAGGGAATATGCCGCGCACACGGATTTTAACGAAGTCGCTGTCTTCCCCGTAGTCATCAACCCATTTCTGCAACTGCTGTTTGTTAGTGCCTTCCACCGTCCGGCTGTCAATCTGCGCAGTTTTCCAGCGGTGTTTATATTTGCGGAAACATTCGCGAAAACGCCCGGTGTTACGTGTAGGGTTTCCGAACGCCACCCAGATAATCTCAGTGTCTTCGTCCGTTAGCGCACCCTCGGCAACTTCCCACACCAGATCCGCAATGTTCGACGCTTCATCAAATACCACGATGATGCGTTTACGCTCGTTGTGTAGTCCGGCGAATGCCTCAGTGTTGTGCTCAGACCAGGGGATTGCGTCAGCTCGCCACCGCTTGTCGTGCCCAGGATCATTGCTGTACATCTCGGTAGCGGTACAGGTAAACCAGTCTTTCGTGATAGCAAGGTTCGACCACTTGATAATTTCCGGCCAGGTCTTCGTTCGTAGCTGGTTTTCGGTGTTGGCGGTCACCACGACCTTACAATCCTCGCAAGTGGACATGCCCCAGTTGATCAGCATTGAGATGAATGCTGATTTACCAATACCGTGCCCCGAAGCGCGTGCCAGCATAAGCGGCTGATGGCGCGTCTCTGGATTCTGCAGGTGATCACGTATCTCTCGGAACGCATCGGCTTGCCACTGACGTGGACCGGTGGCATGTGCTAATTCAGTCCCCTCTTCCCCCCACGGGAACGCATAGAGGGCATAGCCAAGCGGATCGTGAGTGAACCCTGCAATATCCTCGATCAACTGCTCTTCAGGAGATAACGCTGTATCTGTCACTGATTACCATCCTGACGTTCTTTGAGTCGCTTCCTGGCTGCTGCTATGCGATCAGCGATTGTCACATTCACATTAACATCCATGCGTTCTTTGAACGCGTTGACGTCGACGTGCTTACCAATCAGTTCGAGGTTCTTCACCTTGTCAGGCCATTTAATTTTTTTGAGGATTGTCTCTATCGAATCCTCGTTCATGTTCATGATGGTCGATGACAGATCAAAGCCGCTAAGCGTAGTGCGCCAGATTTTCGGCCACTCATGGATTGGTTTAAGGCTCCCATCGTCGCTGAGGATGTCGATCACGTCCATCTGGTCGATCTCCACCAGGCGCATGAGAACGTAATCAGCACTGACGCGCATTCGTTTGTTGCGCTCCTCCATCAACTCGGCAATCCGTTTTTGAATGCGTTCATCGCGCATCATTACACTGGCTTTAACTGCCGCTGTATTTGGGGAGAATCCTGCATTAATCGCTGCCTGAGTCTGGTTTTCAGGCGTTTTGATGTATGACTGGCAATAAGCCTCCTGCATTGCTGTTAGTGGCTTAAATTGCGTTGATTTGCGTTTATAGGTTTTAGGTTCAGCAGGCATCATAACCACCGTGGTAATAGTTACCGTTTTGGTAATAGTACCATGCAAAATAAAGCCGCCATAGTTGGCGGCAGTATTCAAAACCATCAAATTCATCATGCATAATCTACTCGTGACATGTCACACTATTAATTTCGTTTCATGCCAGCCTTTAGTCACCCAGCATTGCGAGTCACCATTACACGGGCATGAATTAACTGGAACTCTCTCGCCGCACTTACCGCAACGTTTTCTGCTGATCGATTTTATACGCCCGCGCACGCGTACATCATCCTGGCGGATCAGTAACGCTATATACTCACCAAATTCGTAAGGCGCACGCCCGGGGCGACGCGTGGCACAGTTACGCTCCAGCATTTCAATTTCCTGAGCATCAAGCACAATCTCCAGCTTACGTACACCGGATTCAGCTTGTCTGGCTCTCTGAGCGGATTTGCGCTCTGCTGCTGATTTAGCCATCAATATTTACCTTTATCGCGAACACCTTTACCGGTTTATCACCGAAGTGTGGATGTGTGATTGTCTTGATTTCATATCCGTCATACGGAACATCAATTCTGCGGCTGTAGTCGTCGCGCTTCGGATATCCCTTTGTGATAATCAGGCGGTCATACTCGCGGAACATAATTCGCTTATTCCAGTAGTCATTACACAGGCGATACTCTTCTGTTTTCTCTCCGCGAATCATTGCATCGAAGTATTCACCTTTGACGGCAAGTTGCAGGTTAGCCACGGTTAACCTCCTGCGGCGGTTCCGGTAGCGGCATCCAGTGAGTTGCTTGCTCAATACCATTACCCGGCTTAATCGTTGCATCTCCGCGCCGAAAGGTGCTTCCGGTAT